CGGGGGTGTCTGAGACGTTCAGAGATGAACTCTCCGTTAAACGTAAGGGAGGCAGACTATGAAGTTTGGTTCACGTTATCGCAAAAGAGGCGTCCAGCAACATAAGGGATTCTTTGAGAATCCTCCTTCTGTTCCTGGTCTACCCCGTCCCAACATTGGCGTACTTAATGAGTACTCCTCTGATGGGTCGTTTTTCGGAAAGATTCAGGACTTTTTATGGCCTGAGCGATCCGAGTCGCTTTCATGGGAGCAGACTTGGGATGAAACCCATCCTCTGTTCTCTAAAAAGGCGACTGGCCTTGCTAGTCATTTGACTGGCGGGCCTTTTGCGAATTTAAAAGTCGTGTTTCCTTATGCGATGCCAAAGGGTGGGGGTACTTTTAGATCTTCCGACAACCGTAAAAGGTATGAAGGTCGTTTTCTATTAGTACCCAGCGCAGTTTCTCCAACGTATTCAGATTTCCTGAATGCGGAGGGGAAGACTCCCGCTTCTTCCTTCTTTCCATCGCTTACTTCATATCACAACGAGGCCTGGGATCGTCTCAGGCCAAAGATTGAGAAAGCGGGTTTCTCTCAGTTCATTTATGAGTTGAGAGATTTCCCGGGGATGATTCGAACTACCGCGAACGGGTTCAAGTCCGCTTGGGCTCAGTTTGGGGGACGATCGAATCGTCCATATCTGTGGCCAAAAGAGGCTGCGGACCACTTTCTCAATCACAACTTCGGTTGGGTTCCGTTTGTTAATGACCTTATCAAATTTATTGATACGGCTCAAAAGTCTACCCACCATATGGAGCGTCTTATTCTCCAGAATGGTCGGTGGCATAGACGGAAAGTTGTGTTGATAGAAACCGAGACCTCTGATCTAGTTCGTCGCGACTATGGTAGTCTCACTTTTCCAAGTGACCTATCGTTGTCTACGATAACAGATTCGAGAGTTATTGACGGGATACCCTGTCGGGGCTTTTGCGATACACGTCGCTTCGTTTCGATGCGCGTGTGGGCTGAAGGCTCCTTCAGATATTACCGTCCGGAATTAGACCCTAACCATGACTCCTTTCCAGGAGAGCTAGCACAAGCCAAGCGCTTGTTGCTGCTTTATGGCGCTAGGATCAATCCCGCGGTTATCTATCGTGTCATGCCTTGGACCTGGCTTATCGACTGGTTCACAGGCCTTGGTAGGAATATTTCTATTCTTAACTCGGCCTATGAGGATCAAGTCGCTGCTAGGTATGTCTACATCATGTGTCACCAGAAGGTGAAAGTGAGCCAAACTGGCACCATTTTCTTCCAATCTGGCGACCATCGTGTCAATTGGGATCGTTTTTACGAGACCAAGTTTCGCGAAAGTGCAGACAGTCCTTACGGATTTTCGCTGCCTTGGAGTGGTTTAACTCCAAAGCAATTGGCTATCCTCGGCGCACTCGGAATTTCTCGAGTGTCTTGGGGGTAATCTATCACAGTCTTTAAACCCCCTGTGCCTGTTGGCAAAGGCGCAGATGCTGTGATTAACGCCCTATTCCTAGGAGTCAACCACATGGCCTTTGAGGACCCGGTTTCCATTACTGTAAACGCCGTCGCGCAAGCGATGCCACGAGTTTCCAATAGTGGATTTGCATCCACATATCGGAAAGTTGATGGAACGTATCGTCTCGATATTTCCCATCAGATGAATGACGTCAAGAGGACCCGCAACACCACAAGTGGTGTCAAAGCGGTTCCCCAAAAGGTCGTTCGATCTCTCGTGCGCTTCGTCAAGCGCGCCGTAGTCGCTGACCCCGTAACGGCGGAAAACGACTACGAAGAACTGAAGATCAGTCTGATCATCGAAAGGCCTGAAACGGCCTTTACGGCGACAGATCTTGATCAGGTTTGGACGGGGTTTAAGAATTACCTCGTCACGGCGAAGACTGACAAGGTGTTTGGACTCGAATCCTAACACCATCTCGAAAGGAGGAATACGATGGCACCATTTGGGCAACTCCTCACAAAAGAGGAGATTACTCATGATGCTCGGATATTGTATGTAATTAACAATATCCGTAGCTTACACGCTGATGGCCTCTATGAGGTCTACAGAGTGTGTTACCTCGAACTGCATCCTTCCGAGAAGCCCCCTCCGGTACCGACCAAACTTGATAAGGCTATGCCGTTAATCGAATTTGGTATCGGTGCCTTCTTGGAGTTTCTGCGTGATCGGCATACCGGAAAACGGTAACCGGCAGCGTCGACTCCAGTTGAAAAGGAGGTGTCCTGTGAAGCTTAAATCGCTTCTCAACAGACTCAAGAAGCACCAACATATGTTGGATGCTATCGAGGAGTCTGGCATTGACGTCCCAAGATTATTCGGGGTGTCTAATGCCCAGGGGCCTATCGCTCGAGATATCCATCGGATCTTGGAAGAATCTTCCAATATCCCGGATTCCTTGATCGATTCCCAAGGGGATCGGCCCAAGAACAGGACGTCTAGGCGGCGGGCCTTAAAGCCCAAAACCTAGTGTCAGCCTAAGTATGGAATGTCCTTTGTACACCGGGGCCTTAGCTCGTGTGGCTTGAAGGCTGTCTCCTTTATTGGAGGGACCTTGAAAAGCAACGAGAGCTTTAGCTCAAGTGACTACCTGAGGATCGCCGAGGCTATCTATAAAGATGCCTCTGCGAAGTGTTCCACTGACGTCTCTGATTTACGTGATCTAAAAACCATAAGATCACGGGTTAAAGATGAGGGCATATCGTTCTTGACGATCACCCTGCCTCAATTCGGAAAAGACTTCGAAAGATGTCTTGAATTGGGGTTTATCGACACGTCGCTCTTTCAGCAATTTCGAAAGAACAAGGGAACCCCCGCATTTTTGCGAGGCTTCCTCTGTCGTATCTTTAACCATGAGACTAGGAGGATTTTCGATGATCAAGATAGTCCTGATTCAAGCGATATCCCCAATCTTGTTGATGCTGTTAGGCAGATTTGCCTGGCCTTCAAGAAGTTGGAGATTCCCTGTACTCCCACGAGGGAGTACAAAGCGCTTCAGAACTTCATCGAAGTTGAGCGCTCATTCAGTGACTTCCAAATATCCGCAGAAGCTGCATTGGCTTTTGTCAATGTATCTTCTATGCTCTGGGATCCTATCCTACGTAATATACGTTTGGATGAGTTGGTCCCTCGGCATGGTCCCGGACAGACTGCCGAGCGAGTTTTTGGTAATTCTAAATTCGCTTGGCAGTTTTGGCACCAGCGTCTTGAGCCTTTCTTCCCTCTTGTTGACACTGCTTACCCAATATCTATTGGAGCAAGTTATGACGACAGCGAGGAACTCAAGGGTGTAACGCTGTTGAATCGACACGAGGAGCTTCCCGTTAGGGTTACTCCCGTGCCGAAGACACTGAAGGGCCCACGTATCATCGCGATAGAGCCTGCCTGCATGCAATACACGCAGCAGGCGATTATGGACGTTTTATTTCAGCGTCTTGAATCGCATGTGATGACTCGCGGCCACGTGAATTTTCGTGACCAAAGTGTCAATCAAGCTCTGGCGATGAGCGCGTCGATCGACGGTCGACTAGCAACGGTCGATCTTAAAGATGCTAGTGATCGCGTTCCGCGATTTCTGGCACTATCGATGTTCAGAGGCAATTTAGAATTGCAATCTGCTATCGATGCCTGTCGTTCACGTTGGGCGATCATGCCGGATGGGACCCGAGTTGGACCCCTCCGAAAATTCGCATCAATGGGCAGCGCTCTCTGCTTTCCAGTTGAAGCCATGTACTTTTACACGTTGTGTGTAATGGCTCTCCTGAAGAAGCGGAACCTCCTGGTAAGTCGCAAGAACTGTTATATCGTTTCTCGCGACGTGTACGTCTACGGGGATGATATTATCGTCCCTGCAGATGACGTGGAAACGGTTCTAGACACTCTTCAACAGTACAATTGTAGAGTAAATACCGACAAGACTTTCTGGCGCGGAAGCTTCAGAGAATCTTGCGGGGTCGATGCGTTCCGAGGCAGGATTGTGACACCTGTCTATGTAAAACGGACGCGTCCTAAGAACCGGCAGCAGGCCTCTAACATTGTTTCATGGGTCGCCACTGGTAACCTCTTCTATAAGAAGGGGTACTTGTTGACTTCCCAATACTTCTTCCGCAAGGTTGAAGAGATACTGGGCCCTTTGGCCACAGTGTCTGAAACAAGTGAGGGGCTTGGCCGTCACCACCCTTGGACCTATGTTCCTCGTAAGAGGTACAATCGTAGGTACCAACGACTTGAAGAAAGACGTTGGGTTCCAAGACCAGTATATCGTACTGATGTCCTGGATGGTTACGGTGCTTTAATGAAATGCTTCCTAAAGCTGAGAGACTTGAAAAACCTCTCTGTCTCTAGGGATGCTCTTCATTTAGAGCGTTCTGCAGTCTACGGAGGACTTGCACTAACACTCCGTTGGGTCCCGCGCTAATCTGCGGGTTAGTGGCTTAGTGCCAC